TAATGAAGGGAAGGGGAGAAATAATCTCCCCTAACCCATATCATTTTGACAATCATTAAGACTTTAAAGTCTTGATGCGTTGTTTGCGAAGTTCATTATGAAATGACTCTCTGCCATACACACTTCAAGACCTGCCTCTGTGAGGATTAAGTCTTTACGTGAGTCTTCATCAGGAGTCTGAACATTCGTATCAATGTACGTATCACGATTAACACCATTACCGACCAATGGACGATACTTGACGTTATCTAGGTCAACACCTACCATCAACGAACTTCCAGTTCCTTTTAGAAGTGGATTCTTGACAATTGCGATACTTCCGTGAACTGTGTCCACTTTCATCACTTTATGTCCTAAACCACCTTCTGCGGATGAGAAGTCAAGATTATAACTATAACTACTATCAGTACTGCCACCCATAAATCCATTTTTCAATTGATTCATATAAGTAACTACTGGTAGGGATGCCATACAGAACTTCTGCGAACTTCCACCTCTTTCAGGTGCAAAGATAACTTCAAAGTCTTTTAAGAAATTATCATAAGTTGCCTGAGTAGTAGTTGCATCTCCTCCTGGAGCGATGTCATAAGTTCTACAGTAAGGTGTATCGGCAGCGTATGCCAAATCACCTGAACCATCTGCTGTTACAAACGTACCCTTTTTAAGGATATGTCCGATAATACCATCAGAGTATTGGACTCCACCTGTGATACCTTTTGCATTATACAAAAAGGCTCTTTCGATGTCAACCTTATGCTCACGAAGTTTCATCGCCCAAGTTCTATCCCACTCACTAGCATAGCCACGCATTTTCGTAGCCATCGCTGTGTTGCTCATATGAGCAGAGGTTTTGAATATTTGGGTGTAACCTTGTGTGTCATCAATTCCATAACCAAATGAGGTTGGTGCTAAAGTGCCTTCTCCCCACGCTGTACCGATAACTTGACAAGCAACTGCTGCTCCTGTTATATCTAGGTCTGCGCCTTCGCAATCTACAGTTTGAACTTCAATAGTTCCACTTCCAACTGCGGTTATTCTACCAGTGATGTGACGAGGATTTAACTCGGTATCATCGGCTTCAGTAACATTAGCCTGAATTAACATTCCGACAACTAACTCTGACTCTTTTCCACCTGTAATAGGTAATGAGTTAGTATTAGCACTTCCTGTATCGAACTTCCAGTTTCCACCTTCGGTTGATTCAAGTTTTGTGACTTTGCTGCCGTCTTTGCTTATTTCGAAACTTCTGTCTGCCCACTTAGTTGGGGCTCGGTCTTCAAGAACACGGAATACTGGGTCGTCAGTTGGATATTTACCAACTGCGTTTAAGTACGCAAAAAAAGGCGTTTCTTCAGGGGTTAATTTATAAACCCTGTCACCAAAGTTATGCCGTCTTCGTTGACCGTGTTGAGGTGTTGGATTACCAGTAGTGGCTCCAACGTAATTAGTATCTGCTTTTAACATAGCAATACTCCTTTCACGATTTTAATTAACGATTATTATATCACTTTGGTACGAGAACTTGCAGCCATTATATTATTCCAAACATCATCGGTTGGGTCAGATTTCGGTGGTTGTTCGCCTTGAAGAACACCTACTGCAGAGGGTTCTTGCTGTTTTTGACGAATCTTATCAAATTCTGTCCTTCCTGATGCGTTATCGAGAGTATTAACTCTTTGGTCTGCTGCTCTCCACATATTGACCAGTGTGTCTGTACCTAACTCATCTAAAGGTTTATTAGCAAAATCGTAAAACGATTGTTTCTCTGCTTCACTTAAACCTTGAGTAGTGAGTTCTTTATCAAATTCTGCCATTTTAGTTTTGACTGCCATTTCATTTTCAAACTTAGCAGTACGTTGTGCCACTGCTGCTTCTATGTTCTTCTGTTCCATAGACTGTCTAAACTTATAAGATTCAGAATTAGGGTCATTATAAGCCTCCCAGGGGTCAAAATCTTCAGGAGCATTGACTTCTTCAACTGGTTCAGGATTCTGTGGCTGTCCATTAACAACACCATTCAAGTATTCTTGAATATCAGGTCTTGCTTTTACAAAGTCGCCCAAAGCCTTATATTGTTCTAAGTCTTGTTTAACTTTTTCATTTTCAGCAAACAGTTTGTCCTTTTCAGATTGAAAGTATTTAGCCGATTCTTCCCAATTAACTTCTTTCCCTTCGGATTTCTGCTCTGTAGTTTCAACAGGTTTATCGTCTACTGATTCCTGCGCCTTAATGTCTACGTCATTTTGTTTAACATCTTCTTTTTCGATATGCTCTAATGCTGACAATTCAGTCAAATTAGGATTATCGTCAAATTTGATGTCTGCTACGTCTTGTGCCATTATGATTCCTCCTTCGGTTTACCACTCTTGGCTTTTGCACGTGATTTTTCTTTTTCAAGTTTTACCACGTTAGTTAGATTTGCCAACGCTACTTTAGTGTCAGCCTTAGTATTCGCTTTCTGTCCTTCAAGCGATGACTTAAACTTCTCGACCTCTACCCTCTGCTTAGAAGATACAGTTTCACGTCTTGCTGTTTGTAAGTCACCAGACAAATCTTTAATAGTTTCTTCTTGCTGTTGAATGTGTTGTTGCATTTGTGCAATCTCATCCATTCGCTGAAGAACGCCCTCTTTATCAAATATCTCAGTCTTTTTAAGAGCCTCAGTTCTATCAATAAGTCCCATCTGAAATGCCTCCATATAAATTTGCCATTCAGCCCATTTATTACTTGGCATAGTAGAATTACCTACAATACGAATATCATAGTCTCCAACGTGGAGATTATTCTCTCTACTTATTATTGCTTGAGTCTTATCATCATAAATCTTTTTATTCACAGTATAATCAGTAATGTCATTATTAGGGTTAACAACACTAAATGTCTTTTGAAAATCATAATGGTCTTTTGCTAAATTATAAACAACTCTGCCTAATCTTTTTAAAGAGCCTTCAATATCTCTTAATTTACTTTTACTTCTTCTTTGTCCAAAGTCTTCAAGTTGCATAGTAGCAGATGCAGTTCTAGGTGCTTCTTGTGGATTACCTTGTTGCATCTCATAAATACCAAGATTTAAATCAATATACCTCTCTGCTTGTTGAGGTAGTTGAAGTATACTTGCTGATATAGGTTGTGGGGAAGGGAAATGTGGAGCACCAAAAGATGCATCATATTCGATAGTTGCATTAGGATTTGCCCAATCTCTTTCGAGTTGTTCTAAATCCTGCACAGACCCTTGAGGAATTAGGAGTTTGAGACCTGCTGACGACTGTGCGTGAGCAGTAAGAAGGGAGTTCATCTTATTAAGGAATCTCTGCATATCCTTCCCCTTTCGGACATCACTCATTGGATAAGGGGTGTTTGTCCAAATATTTGGAACAGGAACAATTGGGTAAACATCTGTATTTAACATTTTTTCATATAATACTATTTGTCCAACTGTACATCGTTCTCTAATTCTTGTTTGCACTACTTCAACAAATTCTATCTGCCCCATCTCAACTGCTGCAGCAAATTCTCCATCTTCACCCATCTTAGCAAATTTCTCAAAGTCAACAATTAATTCACTTTGCATATTTGCCCTTTTATCTAATAAGCGATAATAAGGTGCTTTAATTTTATCATAATAGTGCATTACACGATATTTGTCTTTTGCTGCCGTTCCCCAATCTGCATCTTTTATCTTATCAGGTGTGAATGAACCTGCAACGGAATCATTCTTATCAGAACTTGGGTAGTCTTCATCACTCCATTGTAATCCCTTATCAATCAATTCAACCATAGGGACTTCATATCCTTCAGGAATTTCTTTTAATTGTGGGTAATGATTAACTAGTTGCTCTTGCGACATTATCGTAGATAATATCATTCCATTAGCATCGTCAAAATAACGATGTCTAGCATTTGGGCAAACATATACACGGAATGGGTCCACCCAAGTAAATTTTACTTCGCCTCTACCATAGTCAGCCTCATTATCTTGGTATGCATAGAAATAGCCTAATCCTGTTGTAGCATAATCGTGAACAACTTGCTTGAAAACTTCGTTACCATCAGATATGTCCCAAATATACTCTAACATACCATTCCATACGTTTGCAAGTTTATTATCACTATCCTCTCTTGGATAGGCTCTAAATTTTGGTGGTTTAGAAGTAATGATTGCTTTGAATTGTTCTATTGCAGAATATAATCTATCTACAACAACGCTACTTTGATTAATTGAGCCGAGTTCATCAGTCTCGTCTTTTGTCCAATGATTGCCTAAATAAAAGTCAACATCTTCACGTGCTGCTGTATCCCAATCATTCCTGGCATCTTGCCAATTTTTAAATTTTTCCTGTACAGATAATGCTCTTTTATCTGTAGGTATTCTGTTTCAGCCATTATACTCCTTTTTACTGCATAATAAATTTGATGGTAATATAAAACATTTATTTAGATTAAGTCAATTGACTTCTTTGCCCAGTCATCCAGTTGTAAATCTTCTTTGTTTTCCGTTCTTTTTTGGCTGAACGCTTATACATTCCACCTGCTTTTTGATGTCCACGAGTAAACTGAGTAGCCAACCAGAAAGCATCAATTATATCATCGTGTCCTCCTTTTGGAAAGTCAATTAACTCATCTACGAAATCTCCGTGTTCTCTTTTTAAGTGAACAGCCTTTTGTTTAAATAATGGTTGTAATCCTTCAAATAATCTATCTTTCTTCTTTTGCGTGTATCCTTTTATACCCTGTTCAATTCCAGGAAGAAATAATCCACGTTTCTTGCTTTCTCTCATTATATAATCTCTAAGCATTTCTTGATAGGCTATTGTTTCAATATTGACTCTACGTATCGGTTCATACTTCTTAAACATTTTGAAAATCTCTTCTGCACAGTCCATTGGTAAGGTTCTTTGTCTCCAGTAGTCAATAACGTAGTAATCGTGTTCTTCGGATACTCCCACAACCATAACGACAGAATAATCCCTATTATCAGCAACGGAAGAAGCAGGGTCAACACCAAAATATAAGTTAACAGGTATATTTCCCTCACTATCTTTAATATACCAATTCCCATTTTTTTCATCATATCTAAGTACTCCGTCATAAAATGCCTCCGTTATATCTGTTTCTGAGAAGACTGCATCTTCAGGACTTCTCGCTTGGTTCATATATTCTTGATAAAACTTAGCAGGTGTACCTGAGTCTATATAAAACTTCTTACGTTCCTCAAGTTTAGCCATACTCCATCTTGATTCCCAAATTGGTTTACCTTCTTCTATTGCTTTCCTTGTAAATACTTCCCAAGCGTAATCTTTATTATTCTTTTGAGCAGATGCATAACCTGTAATAATATTATTTAAGAAACTATCCCAATGAACAACTGTGCCATTACACCATAGGAATCCACCTTTATCAAAGTCAATAGCAGGGTAGACAGCAGCAGTAACCCAGTTCTTCATATTTATTCTCGCATCAGGAGTCTTTGTATTTAACTCTGACTCAAAGTCATCTAATATAATCCCTGTATATCTAGTTGAGTATTGTTTCTTACCTCTTAATCTTTGTGATGCACCTTTACCTAACATACGACAACCATTCTTTAATATGATTTCATTTTTGGTCCATTTAGTTCCCTCTAAATCGCCAAAGTAGTAATGAATAGCAGGATTAGTTTCAATATGGTTTTGCACCCAAGCGATGTTATCTATTGCTTGGTCTTGAGCCTCACCTACCCAACAAATAAATTCAGGTTCAGTATCAGGTTCTTTAAATAAAAATTTATGTAATACAGCAGTAGCAGCCAATGTTGACTTAGCGTGGTCACGAGGTAAGACTAAAGCAAGTTGTTTTATCTTATCATCAATTAACAA